CTAATTGGCGCAGTAGTTGGTTACTTCAAATATACACAAGATTAATTGGCAAGATTAAATCAGGAAGTTGCAAGCAAAGATTTTGCTCTTAAAACTACTACTGCAACACTTGAAAAAACACAAGCAGATTTAAAAGAACAACAAGCAATTTCACAAAAAACATTTGATGATTATCAAGCTGCTCGCAATGAAGTGCAAGACATTCAGTCAAAATTTACAAAAAACAATCGTGATCTTGGTGCATTCGCTGCTGCAAAGCCAATAGAAGTTAAAAAACGCATGAATGATGCAACAGCCAAATCATTTCGTTGTATAGAAGATACAGTCAATAAAGGTATAGCCAATGCTCAAGGTTGTTAAAACACTTCCGTTATGTTTATTACTTGCTGCTTGTCAAACAGCGCAGCCTACTACTGCAGTTGTAACTGTTGAACGTCCAACTCTTGTGCTACCAAGCGTAGATCAAATTAAGTTAAATGACATTGAGTGGCACGTGGTAAATAAGAGCGCAAAACCAGGAAGTGAAGATCACATTGACACGGCATTTGGAGCGGCACATAGCGAAAGCCTTTTCGCCATTAATCCAAGAGATTATGAAGACTTGGCAGTTAACCAAGCCAATCTTGTTAAAGTTATTAGACAATATCAAGCACAAATTAACGCCTATAAACAATACTACGATTCACAAGCCTCTACTACAGGTACAACTAAAGCAGGAAGCACCAGTGGCAGCACCAATTGATGACGATGATGAACCAGTCGGCCCTCGTCGCATGGCTGATGATGAACGACCAGCAGATGCGCAGTTAAAAACTGCTGCACCAACTGAACCCGTTGCTCCGCCTGTTCCTCTCTCAAATGATATTGAACTTCGAAAGATCATGCTTGAAGAAATGCGTTTTCATCTAGAAGAGCGTAAAGAACTTCACAAAATGGCAATTGAAATTCGCCATGAAGAACAACGTGAAGATGAAATTGCATATGAACGTGCGCAAATAGCCAAAGATGAAAACAAAAAAGAAGAAAAAGCCAGCGAACATTGGATGAAAGCATATTGGCGTCCTGCAATGGGTTGGCTTTATATGCTTATTTGTTTCTTTGATTTTGTTATTGCACCAGTGTTGAGTATGCTTATGCCAATATTCTTAAAAAGTCTTGGCGCAAATACAGTTACCTATACACAATGGCAAAGTTTGACACTTGCTAATGGTGGATTAATACATCTTGCATTTGGTGCTATTTTAGGTGTAACTGCTTGGGGACGCACACAAGAAAAGAACGCAGCAAATAATGCAGCAAATGCCGCAAATAATGGTACTAAACCATCAGGTGGTTCAATCAGCACCACTTAATAATTGACAATGTATGTTGTTTGTAGCATAATTATCTAAAAGGATATATTAATGCTAAACAACTTTTATCAAGATTTTTGTGAATATTTTAAATTTCTAAGACTAAAACTTAACAAATTAAACAAAACAAAAATAGTATATGATGGACCAATTTTTGATGCGATGGGCCAAATAAACAGTGATGTTAGTGGCGAGCATATCATTAACGTTATGCAACAAAGTGGAGTATATCGTTTAGCATTATTTGGACGATATTCTCAAGAAAAAGATGCTACTCAACATACGATAGATATTGCAAACAAATATCCAGAACAAATTGTTCTTGGTACGCATAAGAGAATGGATCAACGAGATGATCTTACAAAACAATTTGTAAATGATACAATAAAAGAAGTGAAAAATGGTGCCAAATTTATTGGCGAACTGCATTATGTTCATGCTGATAAACAACATGATATTGAATATAAAGAAAATAATCTAACAGGCGAAAGATATGTAAATTGTCTGGCACCAAATAGCAGATCACTTATGAATTGGTTGCGTGGGCGCAATATTCCTACTATGGTTCATTGGGAAAATTATAATTGGGAACGTGATTATCCAGATTTTAATGAACTATTTTCAGAATACAGTGATATTGATTTTATTATTCCACATTGTGCATACACAGATGATGCGCATATGAACGAAATCTTAAGTCGGCATAAAAATGTTTATGTTACTATTAGTAAAAAAGATATGTACCACTTCCGCAAAACATGGCTTGACAAATATGGTGATTGGGTAGGTCGCTATAGTCTTAAAAGCAAAGAAAAACAAGCTATATTAGAAGGTGGTTTTTTAGAGCCTAATGGTAAAATTAAATATGATTGGATGGCATTTATAACTCGTTGGCAAGATCAAATCATGTTTGCTACAGATTGTCATACACCTGCTGCATGGGAACACTATCCACAAATTATAAGCGTATGGCGTGAATTACTTGCACAGTTGCCACCACATATCCTTGAAAAAGTTGCTTATAAAAATGCAGAGAAACTGTATAATAAAAAATGAATCATTATGAAGCATTGGGTGTGGCGCAAAATGCCACACCAGAAGAAGTTAAGAGTGCATTTAGAAAATTAGCAAAACAACATCATCCTGACGTAGGCGGTGATCAAGCTAAATTTCAGCAAATTAATGAAGCATATACGACGCTGAGTGATACTAATTCTCGTGCGCACTATGACCACACATTACGCAATCCGCAACCACAGTATAATCCTAATACCCAATCTAGTCGCAACCCATTTGAATTTCATTTCAATTTTGGCGGCGGACCTGATCCAATGGGCGCTTTTCATGATCAATTTTTTCAACAATTTGGATTTGCGACTCGTCAGCAACCAAGAAATCGCAATATAAGAGTTACACTTGAACTTGATTTTTTAGAAACGTTGAATAAGCAAATCAAGGTTATTGAGTATAGGACTGCTAATCAAACTGATGTGTTACAATTAGAAATACCGCCTGGCATTGAAAGTGGCAATATTTTTACTATCGCAAATCGAGGTGATGATGCTAATACTGCTATACCACGCGGTAACTTAGAAGTACAAGTTATTGTTCGTCCGCATAATCGTTTTCAACGAAATGGTGAAAATATTATAGAGGATATAACGATTGATTGTTTTCAAGCTATTTTAGGCTGCAATATACCGTTAAATTTGCCTAGTGGAAAATCAATAGAAATTAATATTCCTCGTGGCACACAACATCAAAGTCAGTTTGGTATAACGGACGAAGGGTTTCCTAGACCAAACGGCACACGTGGCAAATATATAGTAAAAGTTAATATTCTGATTCCATCTGCATTAACCTCACAGCAGCTTAATTTAGTAGAAGAAATTGTTAAATTAAAACCAGTAAATACTTGACATTAAAAATAAACGTGTTATATTAAAATTATGGCAAATTCATTTAATAGTAACAGTGACTTAGAAAAAATCGTAAAGTTTGCAAAACAATTTGCAAGCGAAAACAATCATCAATATTTTACCGTAGAGCATTTATTGCTTTCTATGCTACATGAAAAAAGTTTTATTTCTGTGCTAGAAACTATTGGCGTTGATGTTCAACAATTAGTTAAAGAAGTTGAAGATTATATTTTTGAAAATGTACCAGTTAATACAGCAAACACTGTAGAACCTAAAAAAACACAAATTATTGAACGAGTTTTTAATCGTGCTTTTACTCAAGTAATTTTACTTGGTCGCAATACAATTCATATCAGTGATTTATATCTTTCTATTTCTAAAGAAACACATAGTCACGCTGCTTACTTTTTGAACAAATATGGTGTAGAACCAGAAAAAGTTATTGAAGCATATAACAAAAATAAAAATAAAAAATCAAGTAGTTATGCTACAAATACCTTAGAAGAATACTGCATTAATTTAAATGAAAATGCACGTAATGGAAAAATTGAGCAATTAATTGGTCGCGAAAGCGAACTTGCTGATATGACACAAATTCTTGCTCGTAAGAATAAGTGCAATGTGTTACTTGTCGGTGATGCCGGTGTCGGTAAAACAGCGATTGCAGAAGGTCTTGCTCTTAACATTGTTAATGGCGATGTGCCTAAATTTCTAAAAAATCATGAAGTTTATAGCTTAAACATTGGTTCGCTATTAGCTGGCACAAAATATCGTGGTGATTTTGAAGAACGCTTACAAGAAATTATGAATGCTGCTACTGAACTTGGCAACATTATTTTGTTTATTGACGAAGCACATCAGATGCGAGGCGCTGGCAGCGGCAGTAATAGCAGTGTAGATTTTTCCAACATGTTAAAACCAGCACTTGCTCGTGGTGATTTTAAAGTTATTGCTTCTACTACATGGGAAGAATATACACAACATTTTGAAAAAGACCGTGCGCTTATGCGTCGTTTTAATCGTGTGAGTGTCGATGAACCTAGTGTTGCCGATACCAAGACTATTCTTCTAGGTATTAAGAGCAGCTATGAAACATTTCATAACGTTAAAATTACTGATGCAGCAATTACAGAAGCTGTAGAATTAAGTGCGCGCTATCAAGCAGATAAAAAACTGCCAGATAAAGCTATTGATCTAATAGATAGTGCCGCTGCTCTTCGCCGCACACAGTCACGTGGCTCTCGTACAATTGACGTTAATCATATTCGTCGTGAATTAAGTCGTATTACTAAAATTCCTGAATCACAATTGGGCGCAGAAAATACACAAAAGATTATGCCCAACATCGGCGCTGAAATCAAAGCAGTTGTATATAATCAAGATACAGCCGTCGATAAGGTTCTTGATCGTGTATGGGTATCCCAAGCAGGATTAAAAGCTGATAACAAACCAGTTGGTTCATTCCTGTTCCTTGGACCCACTGGAACAGGTAAAACCGAACTTGCTAAACAATTAGCTGATCGGTTGAGCATGAAGTTACTGCGCTTTGATATGAGTGAATATCAAGAGCGTCATTCTATCTCACTCCTTATTGGTGCGCCACCAGGCTATGTTGGTTATGAAGATGCTAACCTTGCTGGTGGTTTGTTGATTAGTGAGATTGCCAAGAATCCACATTGTATTATTCTTTTTGACGAGATTGAAAAAGCACATCCTGATGTATCACAGGTGTTGCTGCAAGTTATGGACGAAGGTTTCATTACTGGTACCAATGGCAAACGTGCTGATTGCCGCCAATCTATCCTTATCATGACAAGTAATTTGGGTGCTGCTGATAGCGAACGCAATGTTATTGGATTTGGCGGTGGAACAAATGTGGATGCAGTTGATGCTGCTGTTAAAGAATTCTTCCGTCCAGAGTTCCGCAATCGTGTAGATGCGATTGTTACATTCAACAAACTTGATAACGTTACAATTCGCAAGGTTGCAGAAAAGTTTATTCGTGATCTAAATGAACAATTATTATTAAAGAATACATCCGTATCACTCACTGATGCTGCATGGGATTGGCTGTGTAAAAAAGGCTATACTCCAAGTCTTGGCGCACGACCAATGCATCGTACAATTCATGAACATATCAAAGTTCCGTTAGCAAAGAAAATACTGTTTGACAAGACAGCAAATCATGCTATTATTAAGGTAGACTTAATTGATGATAAGTTAGAATTGGTAGCGCAAGATGACAGAGATAACGGAACTAACCTTAATTGAATACCGTGATCGGTTTAAAGACCACTTGTTTAAGTGGTATATTGGCACTGAAAATAAACTATGGTATGGCAAGTATCACTTTCGTGTAGAATTAGCAGTTCCAAGAGATTGGGATATTCGTGAAAATATGCGAAAGACTTTGAAAAATCTTGATCCAGATTGTCGGCTTCGTAAAGAATCATATTTGCGTTTCTTTACCAATAGTACCACAGCACTTGACGCAATTCTTGATGATCCATCATTGCTTGCATCAGTCAAGGGATTTACCACAAGCAATAATCAGTATATTGCTGAAATGAATAATCTTGACAATATCGCGGTTGATGTTAAACTTGTAAGTGAATTGAAGTATAATCCTAATGTTCCTTATCAGGTTGATTTCGACACGTATTGGGGATGGCAAAGCGGCGGTTATGGTGGCAGAAAAACACAACGAGATAACTTGCTTGAATTACATAAATTTGTAACTGATAATAGCGATGATTTGTTTATGCCATACGAATTAAACCGTTGGTGTGTTCGTACCAGTACAGGTCTTGAAACAGGTTATTACTATGGTTCAGTCCGTGTATTTTGCAGAAGTGCAGACAACATTCCGCTGCTGTATATGTTATTCCAAGATGGAATCAATAAAGTCTATAAGTTAGTAAAGAAAGAGAAAGCGTAACATTATGAATATTGAATTAGCAACAGCCCTTATTAATCGTGGTGTCGTGAATACAAAGACTCGTATTCTAGCACGTTGTCCTGTACCAGCCTTTGGTGGCATGCCGATGGAGAAACAATTATTTCTTAATGTAGATAAAGTTGTTAGTGATGAGGGCACGATGAAGTTCATTTCTTCACATCGAAGTGGGCGAAAGTTTAGTGTGCCTATTGATAAGATTGATGAAATTGATGGCATGGAACCTACTCGTCTTGGTCTTGCTTATGATATTAAACCTAATGGTGTGGTACGTGGCGGTGGTAAAAAGCGCGGACGTAAGCCTAGAATAAATACATTGGAGAATATCAATGGCTAAAATCTACGAAGAAGTATTAGTTATCAAAGTAAGCAAACTTGTTGCTGACAAAAATTCAAACAATCAAGACATCCTACGTGATGATATTGTTGAAAGTATTGAAAGTGTTGTTCAGGAATTAGTTGGCAATAATATAATTGTTGAAGTTGAAAAAGCGGAATAATAATGGCTAGTTTACCACAAGTAGTGTTAAGTTCAATACAGTACGGACAAGTTTATCCGCCATATGATGGCACGAGTACTACTTGGAGCAGCAATCAATTTAAAGGTAATGGCTACTATGGTTATACAGATGGATTACACACAGTAACATATAGTTTAAGTGGATTTGTTGGCATATTAAAATTTCAAGCAACACTATTAACAAATCCAACAGACAGTGATTGGTTTGATGTTACTGGAACATCTATTGGAGATGGAACAACTCCAATAAGCGGCACAACTTTTTATAATTTCACAGGCAATTTCGTCTGGTGTCGTGCGCACATCACAAACTTTTCTGGTGGTAACATTAATAGAGTGCTATATAATACATAATACTCAATTAACCAAGGAAAGATTATTAATCAATGAATGATACTACACAGCAGCCACAAAATGAGTTTGGCTTACCGCCAGAAGCACTAGATTTTTTACGCAAACAACATATTCATTTCTGCTTACCAATGTATGGTGGTCTTTGTAATGAAGCAACTTTTATTGCAATGATCAAGTTTGGTATTATTGCAGGCAAGATGGGACTTAATTATTCAATTGATACAATGGTTAATGAAAGTCTTATTACTCGTGGGCGAAACAACCTTGTTGCAAAGTTCTTGTTTAACCAAGCTGCAACACACTTGATGTTTATTGACGTTGATTTAGGATTTGATCCAGAAGCAATTATTCGTTTGCTTCTTGCCAATCAGGATGTTGTTGGCGGCGTTTATCCAATGAAGCGTATTCCAATTCGTTATGTTATTAACACTGTTCCTAATCCTGCTATTTTAGGTGACCTAGTTGAAGTTTCAACACTTGGAACAGGATTCATGATGGTCAAGCGTGGGGTTATCGAACAACTAATTGCTCTGCATCCAGAATTAAAATATCGCGATAATATTGGTATTGGTGCGCAATATGAGCCACTTATGTATGGTTTGTTTGACACAATGATTGATAAGGATGACAACTATCTGAGTGAAGATTGGACATTCTGTTATCTATGGCGTATGGCTGGCGGCAAGGTATTTGCTGATACAGGCATTAAACTTGACCATACTGGTTATCACAAGTATGAAGGCAATGTTGAAGAACTTAAGAAAGTGCTAACAAATCAAACTTCAAATGGTGGCCCACATCATCTTGATGCGCCACAAGCAGCACCTGCCGCTCCAACAAACACGCCACAACCTATTAAATTAAAATTAAATAAAAAGGTATAAAGGATACTTTAATGTCTGATGATTTAGAAACAGTAGAATTTAAAGTTCAATTAAGCAGTTCATGGCATAATGATCCGCCTAAATTTGAAATACTCATCAATGATGATATTGTTGAATCAGGCGAAGTTTCTGAATTAGAAAGCGATAGCAATGTAAAAACTATCGCTTTTTCCAGAGATTTACCAGAAGGCGACCACACTTTAAAAATCAGACTTGTTAATAAAAAACCCAAACATACAGAAGTAGATGATAGTGGTAACATTATTTCTGATCAACTATTACATCTTAAAGAAATTGAACTTGACGAGATTGAATTAGAATGGTTGGCATATTTCAACGGTAAATTTTATAAACAAATTGGTGCCAAAAGCGGCAAACCAATTTACGAAGATGAACCACTGCCAGAAAAGTTTAATGTAATTGGTTTAAATGGTGAGTGGCGTCTTGGTTTTAGTGTGCCCACATATATGTGGTTCCTAGAAAACCTATAAATATTTGATGTTCATTAATCAGATTATCAGCGAAGCGCCTAAAGTTGGTCGTGCTTTTCAGCACGTAGAAGACCTTGTTCTCATTGAAGGTAGCATGGGCGCTGAAAAAGCTATTAATCGACTCGCCCAAATTGCAAGCAATCCACAAACCGTGCGTTGGAAATGGGATGGCAAACCTCAAGTCTATTGGGGACGTGAGCCAGATGGTAAATTTATTATGGTTGGTCACAATGGTTGGCTAAAACCAGATGGCAGCGGTAAAAGCCAAAGCCCACAAGAATTAGTACGTTTTATCATGAGCACTGGTAAAGTAGAAGCGGGCAAAGAAGACGAACGCATGCGGTTTGCCAACGAATACGCAAGTTTATGGTCATTGTTTGAAGCTGCAACTCCACAAGATTTTCGTGGCTATGTATATGGTGATTTGTTGTTTATGCGCAGACCACCACTAGAAAATAATGCATATACTTTTACACCAAATAATGTAACATATAGCATACCTGCTTCAACAGAACTTGGGCAACGAATATCAAAAGCAACTGCAGCAGTCGTAGGACATGCATACTTTCCACAATTTGGCATGGGCGATGACCAACAACAACCTATTGATGATTTTACACCATTTAATAAGTCACAAGGCTTGATTGTATTGGGTCCGCGATATGCACAGCAGCCTGTTAAGATTGACACTAAGAAATTGCAAGATTTACAAAAATATGTTGCAGCAAATAAAAGCGCAATAGATAATTTCTTGAACGATGAGCGCCTCGCTGCTATGAAAATGGCAAGCTTTAAGGGTGTGCTTTATAATTTTAATAATCAAATGGCAAGAGTTGGCAGAACAAGTGATCTTGCAAGCGAATTTACAAATTGGATAAGCAGCGGTAGCAAACAAAATGCAACAATGCAGCAGAAGATAAAGGATTGGATTGCGCAAAACCAAAAAGGGTTTATTGCTACATTTGCAGTTCTTGAGAACCTACGCAATATTAAAAATGCAATCATTGATCAATTAGATAGTGAAGGCGGCGATATACAACAAACTACCAAGGGACAAAAGGGCGGAGAAGGTTATGTCAATTATGGCGAACCTAACATTAAACTTGTGCCTCGTCATCGCTGGACACCAAATTAATACCTATTGACATACCAGATAAATATTTTATCTGGATTGTATAATGACCCTAAGCCACCGCACTATCTTTAATGAAGCACCAAATCCTCATGTTGCATTTGCATTTGGGCGCATGAATCCGCCGCATTTTGGTCACGAAGGGCTTATTAAAACCCTACAAAGTGTAGCAAAAAAAGGCAGTTGGGCGTTATTTCTAAGTAAAAGCCAAGATGCCAAAAAGAATCCACTTAACTATGAACAAAAAGTTAAATGGGTTAAAGCACTTTATCCACAAACACAAGGACATCTCGTTGAAGAACCATCAATCAAAACATTCCTACAAGCAGCCGCATATCTTTATGACAAAGGTTTCCGCAGTGCCACTTTTGTGGCTGGCGAAGACGACATGGCAAGTATGCGACCAGTATTGGAACAATACAACGGCAAGCAAGTAACACATGGTTTCTATCATTTTGAGCCGCTTTCTTTTATGGAAAGCCCACGATTAACCTCCGCGACAAATGCACGTGAAGCAGCCAAAAGCGGCGATCCAGAAGCATTTGAACGTGCTACACGTGTGCCACCAAATATCACAGTAGATGGCAAGACACTTATGCAAGCAGTTCGCATTGGTATGGGACTTGGTGAAAGTGTTGAAGAAAGTATCATCACTGAAAGTTTATCAGTAGAACAACTTGCTCACATAAGTGATAAAGCACTTGATGACGCTTATCATTATGGGTTATCTACACCTAACAATAACTTTGGTTGGTTGGCAAATATTGAAAGTGCCACTGCTGCAAAGCGTATGATTGATAGTGGCATTACAGATGTAGAAGCCATTGCCAACGCTATCCACGATGGTTGGAATAAAACTGCTATGGCTGATTATATGGGCAAGTTGCAGCTAGATACGCCAACCATTCCCGATAAGAAAAAGAAGCGTTATGCTCTTGCCCAACAAACTTATGCACAGTTGCCAGAAGTAGAAAAAGAAAAAGACCGTGTAGTTGCTCGTGCTATGTTGAAGGCAATGGGTATCGTTACCGAAGCACCAGGCATTGGTGGCGATTGGGGTGATAATCCTAAACTAGTCAAACGTGGTCGCAAACCATATGAACCCAATAAGGATGATACCTATTACGGCTCTGCCCACGGCACAGACCTTGATTTATATGGTTTGCCAAAATATGAATTAGATGAAGACCTAACTCCTGACCAATGGGCAGAGTTGCGCATTACTGATCCAAAAGCCTATATGGGT